ACAGCACCTTTACAGGTAGAAGCACACTAACAAGAACTTCACAAGGTCAATGTCAGTTTACATTATTTGATGGAGCTACATTTGATTATGGTCAAGTTATTATAGCTGATGGTGCTAACAAACCTTACATATTTAGAATGGAAGGTACGGGAGCATTAACATCTAGAACATTCTTTGCAGAAGAAATAACTGTAACAGGAACAAAGGGTGTTAAATATGTTACAACTCACGATAAACATTTAATAGCTGCAGGAGTTGAAGATAATTTAAGTACTATATTTTTTAGTGCTACATTAGACCCTACAAGCTTTAGTGGTACTGGTTCAGGTTCTATAGTAGTAGAAGACCAGATAGAAGGAATCAGAGGATTCCGTAATGAGTTATTTATATTTTGTACAAACAGTATATTTAAATTAATAAATATAAATGATTCAAGTAATATAGCCATAGTACCTGTTACAAAGAATGTGGGCTGTTTAAGTGGCTATAGTATTCAAGAGATTGGTGGTGACTTAATATTTTTAGCACCAGATGGATTAAGAACAGTTGCCGGTACTGCAAGAATCGGAGATGTCGAGTTAGGTACAGTTAGTAAAGCTATACAACCTTTAGTAACAAACTTAGCAGAAAACATAAATTCATTTGTAATAGATAGTGTTGTATTACGAGAAAAATCACAATACAGATTATTTTATACAAATACAAGTTTAGAACAAACACAACAAAAAGGAATTATAGGAACATTAAGACCAAACGGGTTTCAATGGTCAGAGACAAGAGGATTAGAAGTTACTGCTATTGGTTCAGGATTTGATAATAATAATGTAGAACAATATTATCATGGAGATACAAATGGTTTTGTTTATCAACATGATACAGGAAATAGTTTTGATGGTAGTAATATATTAGCTAGATTTGAAACACCTAACTATGATTATGGTGATTTAGGAACATTAAAAACTTTACATTACCTTAGAGTATCAGCAAGTTCCGAAGGTATAACAGAACCAGATGTACAAGTTAGATTTGATTATGGTAATACAGATGTTCCACAACCACCAGACTTATTTGATTTAGGAGTTATTAATCCACCTTCAAAGTTTGGCGATGCATTATTTAATACTAATGTATTCGGTGGTGGAGATAATCCTTTAATAAGAGTTCCATTACAAGGAAGTGGAACAAGTAACAATTTTACAATTATAAGTGATGACACAAAAGCCCCATATACAATAAATGGTTTTTATGTAGATTACATACCTTCGGGCAGGAGATAAAATATGGCATTAACAAAAATTTCAAGAGGTTTATTAGATACAGGAATTTCTGATAGTTCTGATGCAACAGCTATAACTATTGATAGTAGTGAAAATGTAACTATAGGTACTGTAGGTTCAGGTACATCAACAGCTACTCCTGTTGAATTAAATTTAGGCAGCACTTTTGCAGATGGAGTAGGTAATGCTAAAACTAAATTAAAACTTTTTGAAGATTCTTCAGCAAATGTTTATGGTTTTGGTGTATCAAATAATTTATTAGAATATCATACAGCTGCATCTGGAAATCATGCTTTTTATGTTAATGATTCAGAAAAAATGCGTTTAAATAGTTCTGGCAATCTTGGAATAGGAATAGCTAGTCCAGATGGAGTTCTTCATATTCATAAAGCTAGTGCAGGTAGTGTAACTGCTTATTCTGATAGTAATTTAATAATAGAAACTGACCAAAGTAATAACTTTTTAACTATGTTATCTCCAGCAGGTGCTAATCAAGGTATTTTATTTGGAGATGCAGATGCAAATTGGCGAGGACAAATACAATATAATCATGCTACAGATGCAATGCAAATATATGCAGCAGCCGGAGTAGAATTAAGAATTGATTCAGATGGATTAAAGTTTGGTAGTGATACTGCAGCAGCTAATGCACTTGATGATTATGAAGAAGGAACTTTTACACCTTTATTTTACGGAAGTACTAGTGGTACTGCAAACAATGATAGTTCTGGATATTATACAAAAATTGGTAGGCAAGTAACTATACATGTTGATGTATATAATAAAGCATTTGGTACATATAGTGGTGACTTAAGAATGCAATTACCTTTTACTAATGCAGGTACGAGTATTCCTTCAAGTGCTGGTGATATTTATTTTTATCCTAGTGGTAATTGGGATGGTGTATCAAACTTTGCAGGAATAGGGCTTCGTTGCTATAATACATCTTATTTAAATTTTGCTCTAATCCAACTTGATTCTGACAGACAAACATATATAGGTAGTTCCAATACAAGCACTAGTAACTCGTCTGGAAATTTTTTAAGATTTTCATTTACATATGTTGCAGCATAATTTAACTAATTAATAATATAACGGAGAGAAAATAAATGGCAGGATATACAAGACAAAGTTCTTTTGCAGATGGAGATACAATTACTGCTGCTTTATTCAATAATGAATATAACCAGTTAGTAAATGCATTTAACAACTCAACAGGACACTCACACGATGGCACAGCAGCTTCTGGACCAGTTATAGGTTTAATTGGTGATGCAGGAGAAACTTCTCCAAACAACAAAGTTTTAATAGACACTACAAATAATCATATAGAATTTTATGTAGAAGTATCAAGTAGTTCAGTACAACAATTATATATAGCAGATGGTGCTATAGTTCCTGTAACAGATAATGATATTGACTTAGGTACTAGCTCTCTTGAATTTAAAGATGCATTTTTTGATGGTACAGTTACTACAGATGCTTTAGTTGCTGATACTGCTGATATTAATGGTGGTACTGTTGATGGTGCTACTATAGGAGCTAACTCAGCTTCTACTGGTGCATTTACTACTGTTACTACTACAGGTAATGTAGATGTAGGTGGTAATCTTACAGTAACAGGTACAACAACATTTAATGGTGGTACATTAACTTTAGGTGATGCTGATACAGATAATATTGTTTTTGGTGGAGAAGTAGATTCTAATATTATTCCAGATGATGATAACACATATGACTTAGGTAGTTCTTCAAAAGAATGGAAAGATTTATATATTGATGGTGTTGCATATTTAGATGCTATAAACTTTAATGGCACAGCAATTACATCAACTGCTGCTGAACTAAACATATTAGATGGAGTGACATCCACAGCAGCCGAACTTAATATTCTTGATGGCGTAACAGCTACAACTGCAGAACTAAACATTATGGATGGTGTTACAAGTTCTACATCAGAACTTAATATACTTGATGGAGTTACCAGTACTGCTACAGAATTAAATATCTTAGATGGTGTTACAAGTTCTACAGCAGAACTTAATATACTTGATGGAGTTACATCAACTACAGCCGAGTTAAATATTTTAGATGGTGTTACTTCTACTACTGCTGAATTAAATATCTTAGATGGTGTTACAAGTACAGCAGCAGAATTAAATATTTTAGATGGAGTTACTTCGACAACTGCTGAACTTAATATTTTAGATGGTGTAACTTCAACAGCTACAGAACTTAATTTACTTGATGGTGTTACAGCAACTACAACAGAACTTAACTATGTAGATGTAGCTACAGCAGGAACTGTAGAAGCTTCAAAAGCTATAGTAGTAGATAGTAATAAAGATTTTACTGGTGCAAGAAACATAACAATTACAGGCGAACTTGATGCAGCTACATTAGATGTATCAGGAGATGTAGATATTGATGGTACTTTAGAAGCTGATGCGATTACAGTAAATGGTACAACACTAGCAGAAACTATTAGTGATACTGTAGGAGCTATGGTAGGCTCTAATACTGAAACAGGTATATCAGTAACCTATGATGATTCAGATAATACTTTAGACTTTGTTATAGGTTCAGGAGTTATTACTAATGCTATGTTAGCAGGTTCTATTGCTAATAGTAAATTATCAAACTCAAGTATAACAGTTAGCGATGGTTCTAATACTACTGCTATTTCATTAGGTGGTACATTAACATTCTCTGGAACTTCTAACGAAGTAGAAGTAGCAGAAAGTTCAGGTACAGTAACAGTTGGTCTTCCGGCTGCTACACAAATAACAACTTCATTAGGAGTCGGTGGTGGCTCTACAAATGGAGTACAGATTTCTCAAGGTGCTATTGCAATTAAAAATGGTGGCACTCAATCATATGTAGATTTTTATTGTGAGTCTTCAAATGCTCACTATGCAAGATTACAAGCTCCTGCTCATAGTGCATTTAGTGGTAACATAACTGCAACACTACCTGCAACTACAGGAACACTTGCTTTAACATCAAGTGATATTACAGGTAATGCAGCAACAGCTACAGCATTAGCTACAGCAAGAACAATACATGGTGTATCTTTTGATGGTACAGCAAACATAGACTTAACAGAGGTTATACAAGATACTGTAGGAGCTATGGTAACTGGTAATACAGAATCTAACATTACTGTTACTTATGAAGACTCAGATGGCACATTAGACTTTAGTGTTACAGGTGGTGGTTCAGTA